CTCTTTCAACAATAATCTCAATCTGCTCATCAGTTAGGGGTAAATGGTTGTCGTTCATTACTCATCCGCTGGTAATGGTTCGTTGCCGAGTGCTACCCATTTTAGGTACTCTTGGTAGTCTGTGTTGGCTGGGTCAAATGGGATGCTAATTACAAAACCTGTTTCTTGTTTTTGAACTGCATCAACCTTTTGTGTTTTAGTATTTTTAATTAGTTTATACATATTAAAGCTCCGCAGAATATCCAAGATAAGCACTAGCATTATTAGTCAAAATAGTACCTGATTGACCGCCTGTGCCACTAGCTTCAGTATTATTGTAAATGTTTGTTCCAGTGGTTGTTGGAGAAGAAACACTTAAAGAATTAAATGAATCAGATGCTGCATTTCTATACATAATGAAATAGTTAGTTCCAGATGCTGAATAAACACTAGGAGCAGTTCTCATGGTTACAGGAAATGGAACATAAGCATTAATTTCAGTTGAATTGTAATAAGTTCCTAAAACAAGAGCTTTGTCAGTACCGCTTGCTTGCATCCAAAAGTATCTCTGACACAAAGCTAACTCAGTACCATAAGGTCTGTAATCAAAGCTAGTAGCAGTAGAGCCTTTTTCTAGTTGAACACCTGTGATGTAGAAGGTTGCTCCACTTGTTTCTGACAACTTAACATCACCTGTTGCACCACGATAATCAGCAGCAGCCCATGCACCAGCAGTCCCAAGCAAATCAGAACCCATACCTAAGTCAAAAGTTAAGTTAATTCCACCACTATTTTCAGTATTCCAAGTGCCAGTAGTATCACCAGCAATAGTTATTGTTTTGTATTCAAATGTATTTGCTGATGAAATTGTGAAACTAAATGGATATGAACGATTGCGAGAATAGTTTTGAACTGAACCGCCAAACTGACCAGTCAAACTTGAACGCACCCAAAACGATAAAGTTACAGTTGTGGCATTTGCAGTACCCCACCCTAAGTCAGCAATATTGTAACCTTCAATTACTTGAAGCAATTGTGTCCTTGATGCTGCTGCTGGGGAAGCCGCAGTTGTGGTTGTAATAAGCAATGAATTAGTAAACCCTGCTGGTGCAGTAGTACTTCTTTGCCCTGTAAAAGCCATTGAACCGTTTTCAAAACAGTTCCATCTGTCAGTCACAAAAACATCACCAAAAGCAATACTAGCACCAGCATTTCTTTGGTCAATTACCATTGCACCATTGATGATTCTATTTCTAAATACTGAGCTAATAGGTGCTAATATGCCACCGCTAGTATCTACAACTTTATCTACATTGATTGTTCCGTAAGGCATTATTGGACTCCTTTAAGAGCTTGAATTTCTAATGCTTGTGCATCTACTTTAGCGTTTAGTTCTTGAATAGCGGCAGTTAATGTAGCTACTAAGAATGAAGTATCAATGCCTTGTGATTTAATTGAGCCATCTTCGTTTACTGCATCTTTTTCACCGCTTACGCAATCAGGCACTACTTCGGCTAATTCGTGGGCAATAAAGCCTTGACCATTAGAGCCATCTACTTTCCAAGTATAGGTAACAGGCTTAAGAGCCTGAACAGTAGCCAAAGCACCTGTCATTGGTGCAATGTTTTCTTTTAATCTATAATCAGAAGATGTACTGTAAGTTGTTGCCGAACCATTTGTTAATATAGCTCCCACATTTCCATTTGGGTTAGAAAAGCTAATTAAATCGTTATTTGCAGTAGATGATGTTGATAAATATAAGTTTTTTCTTCCGTTTGAATCTGCTCTAAAGCCAGCACCACCGCTTCCAGCAGAAGGTAAGGAAGTAACCCCAATGTAAACTGAACCGTCAGAAGCAATACGCATCCGTTCTGTGCCGTTAGTGTGCATAGTTAAAACATCAGCGGAATCAACCCTATACCTCGTAGTCAGTCCGTCAGAACCAACACCCATCCAAATTGCAGAATTATCAGTTCCCAAAAGACCAGCTTGTGAATATTGGCTTTTAAAACGAATAGGAGTAAACCCACTAGTTGAAACAACATCAAGCCGTTGCGAAGGACTGCTAGTACCAATACCCACATTCTGAGATGTATCAATAGTTACCGCAGTAGTAGGAGATGAACCTGATTGTAGTGCTAAGATGCCAGTAGTGTCAGCCGATATTGCTGCACCAGATGTAGCATTTCCAGCATTTATATTAGTTGCCATTTATATTCCTTAAAGAATCAGCCAACGCTGTCCTGATGCAATTGTTACTGAAAAGCCAGATGCAATCGTTATCGGTCCAACTGATAAGGAGTTCTTACCAGCAGTTGTTGTGATATTCTCTGCAATGCTATCTTCGTTATAAGCTATAGCCTTACTTGCAGCAGTACCAAAGTATTGACCACCCGCTACAGTTGCAGTAGTAACTCCAGTAATTAAGCCTTTGCCATTCACTGTGATAACAGGAATAGAACTAGAACTACCAAATGCACCTGTATTTGAATTGACAGTTGCTAGAGTAGCATTGGTGATTGCAGTGCCTGTACTACCTGATAGAGTTAAATCTCCACCAGTAACAGAAATAGAACCTGATACATTACCCCATGAAGTGTTAGTACCATCAGTGGTTAAAAACTTACCTGAGTTACCTGTTTGAGATGGTGTGTAAGTAGCTGCTAGAGTAGCACTGTTAGCTGCGTTAGTTGCTGATGTCGCAGCAGCAGAAGCAGAGTTAGAAGCATTGGTAGCACTTGTTGACGCTGCAGTGGCTGAGTTACTTGCATTCGTTGCTGAAGTAGAAGCGTTGCTTGCAGAGGTTGATGCAGCACTTGCAGAAGCAGCTGCGTTAGTCTCAGAAGTGGCTGCATTGCTTGCTGCAGTTTCTGCATTGGTCTCTGCTAATTCAGCAGCAGTCTGTGCAGTCTCAGCGTTAGTTTCAGCTGTCTCGGCATTGGTCTCTGCAGTCTGTGCAGCAGTTGCACTGTTAGCTGCATTGGTAGCAGAAGTCGATGCAGCAGTAGCAGAGTTACTAGCGTTAGTGGCTGATGTAGAAGCAGCTGTAGCACTGTTACTTGCGTTGGTTGCTGAAGTTGCAGCAGCTGTTGCTGAGTTGCTTGCGTTAGTGGCGGATGTAGAAGCGTTAGACGCTGAAGTAGACGCAGCAGAAGCAGAACTTGCTGCATTAGTTTCTGCGGTCTCTGCATTAGTCTCAGCAGTTTCAGCGTTTGTTTCAGCTGTTTGAGCAGCTGTAGCAGAGTTAGCAGCGTTAGTTGCAGATGTGGAAGCAGCACTAGCACTAGAAGCAGCAGCAGCTTGTGCCGTCTCTGCATTAGTTTCTGCCGTCTCAGCATTGGTCTCTGCAGTCTCTGCGTTAGTCTCAGCAGTTTCTGCAGCATTCTGTGCAGTGACAGCAGCAGCTCTTGCAGCCTCTGCAGCGTCAGCATCAGCCTGTACCTCAACAGCTAAATTACGAACTAATAAAGCTTCACTGGCAGAGTCACCAGTTGCGTCACCTGCACCACCTGCTCCACGATAAATGGCACAGAAATTGTGTTTATGTTTTGGACTGTTATAAAACAATTCGATTTCCTTTACGAATATTATCTAACGCAGGAATAACTTGTAAGTTCCAAGGCACATGAAGTCCACAAACTGTTTTACCTTTTAAAGGAACAATATGGTCAACATGATATTGTGTATCTGTTAACTCTTTTTGAATCTGTGCTAACCAATAGAATGAATCTATTTGTTGTAACTGTTCTTGATTCAACCATCTAGGTGTTGCATTTAACTTACCAGCTCTTCTTCTATTGGACTTTGCTGTATTTTTATCTTTGTTTTTAGTCCGCCACTTTTTACCAATAATTCTTCTTTGTTCTAAAGCATATTCTAAATTATCGTAATACCATTTAGATGCTCTTTGTTTTGCTACTTCTCTATTACGAGAAGCATATTCTCTATCTTGTTGCCTTTTACAAATAAGACATTCATCTGACAACCCGTCTTTACGAGATTTGTTATTACCAAACTCTGTTAGTAATTTAAATGTTTTGCATTTATAACAATGTTTCATCTTGTTAAAGAACTCTTTAATAAAGTCCTTTAAAAAGACCCCTGCCGAAGCAGGGAATCTTAATGCTTAATTAAGCGTTTACAGCCAATACGAAACCAGCTTCTGGTCGAACTGTCTTAACACCGAACAATGTATCTGCAGTGTAAAGAGTTGACAAGTAGTCTAACTTGTACTGAGTCTGTGAGCGAACACCAACTTGCTCTGCCAACACCATTGTGTCAGTGTGGAACAACAAAGCAGCTTTAACAGCGTCGCCAGCTGAGTTGTCAGCAGCAGTCTCAATAGTAGGCATATTGCTTGACACATAGATGTCAATACCATATAACTTACCAATTTGACCGTTCTGAACACCACGACCATCAACGAAGTCGCTAGAGTTGTAGCGGTCCACGCCCATGATTGCATTACGCAATGATGGTGGGATTGCAAACTTACGACCGTCCATTGGTACATCAGCGTCATCCATTAACTGGATAAGTTTACGGAAGCCAGCATCAGTGAATACATCAGATGTAGTTACTGTGTCAACAGCGTAAGCTGTTAAACCAGTAGTTGCATCGATGAAGTAGCTGTTGCTATGTACATAAGTTGTTGTGCCGTCACCAAAAGTCTTACCTAAACCGATAAGCTCGTCGTCAACTTGTTTAGCCAATGCATAACCAGCATCTTCTGTGTAGAAAGAGCGTAGTGATGAAAGAGCTTGAACAGCAGCGATGTCCTCGATGAAACGAGAATATTCAAAGTGCTTGTTGATTAAAACTTGTACTTCTGACTCTGTGTCAGCTTGAACGGTAACTGCAGTGTTAGCTGCTTTAGCGTTAGCTATGCCACGAGTTGGTTTAGGGATATGCAATGTATCGCCTTTTTTGCCTTTGAAAGACATTTTGCGAACAAGATTAGCCAATACTAGGTTTTTCTTGTAAGCAGCGATAACTTCATCAGACCAAATTTCTGGTATGAACTTGTCTGCATTTGTTTTTGTTACTACGGAGGTTGAACCACCTGGATATGCTGCGCCTACTAATGCCATGATAAATTTCCTTTAAAAGTTTAAGTTAAATACTAAAATTACTTGACTCTTCCTGTTGCGTATGCGTCCATGATTTCATCGGACATTTGCTCATACCTATCAGGGTCAGTCATTCTCAATTTAATAAGGTCTGCTCTACGATATACTTTTCTGCTTGTCTCGCCAGTACCGCCAACATCGACTGTTGCAGCTTTCATTGCAGCTTTCTGTGCGTTAGCTTCTACTTCATTTGATTGAGCTGTCTGTTGGACAACCTGTTGTGCTTTGATTTGTTTAATCTCTTTATAAGTAGATAACAACTCGTCAGCAGCTTCAAAATCGTATTCTGCATCCGCTTTAGCAAACAAGTTCAATCGAATTGCTGAAGATTTAACCCAATCTTGGAAACCATTGTCTTTTGCAATAGTTATAAAGTCTGGATGTTTAGCCGTTAATTGCTGGGCTGTTCTCATCTTCTTCATTTCAAGTGCTGCTTGTCTTGCTTCAATTACTGCAGGGTGCTTCTCAACTTGTCTGTTAACAGCCTGTTTAGGGTCTGCAAAAAAGTCTTCTTCAAGCGATTCTTCAATCGGCTGTTGCTGAACTTTCTTGTTAGATTCGAGTTGTTGTTTTAATAACTGGTCTGCAAGACTTCGTACTTCGTGAACTTCGTTAGCTTGACGACCAATAAGCTTCTCAGCCTCTTGATGCATCTTTGCTATCTGTGAAGCAGACTTACCTTTATACTTCTCAGGTAACTCTTCTACTTCTGGTTCTGGTTCACTGTTGCCAACCACTTCAGTGTTGTCCGCTCCTGTAGAGTCTGGGACTGGGGTTGTAACATCTTGTACTTCTTCTTGCTCGCTGCCATTAAACAGTTCGTCTTGGTCAATAAAGTTTGCTGCCATTTAAAGTCTCCTGTCACCGAATCAAGTGATTTTAGGATTTATATTCTGAGGCTCTTTTGAGGTGTCTCAGGCTTCGTTCTGCTTGCGTTCTTGCTTTGCTTTTTCTTCATGTTTCCTAGCCCAAGCATCGTGAGCTGATACATACACTGGGTCTGTACCGTCTAACGAGATTCGGACTGCAGAAATAATCCGTTTAGCATCATTACCGCAAGCCTCACAAGGAACTACACTTGTCTCATAACCAATGTATTTCTCTGTGATATGTCCAGCTTCACACTGGAATTCAAATATCCTAGGCATTTACCGTGTCTCCCGACATGAGTTGCTCGTAGGACTGTTCAGCTACACCTTTACGGCTAATCACCCAATTTAGGATGTCTAGTTGCCCTCTGCGAAGGTGTAACTCTTGTTCTGTCTGTATTGGCATCACATTATTGATAGATTTGAACATTTCTTCAGCATCTTCAATAAACTCCTGCCAACCAGGGGTTGTCATCATGGAAAATTGATTCTCATAATAACTTTGTAACTTTTTGTCCATGTTTCTTTGTCCTTTATGGAGAAACTAATTAAATATGTCGCTATTATACAACACTTACACCTGTTTTGTCAAGTGTTTTTACTGTAAATTGTTGTTTTTCTGCATCTGTAGCTCAACAATCTTGCCTTTGTTGTTGATGTCTTTCTCTTTTAGCATCAACTCAGCAATCTTGGCTCGCTTCTCGAACTCTTTATCAGCGTTCTCACCCTCAATGTTGGTAGACAATGAGCTGATTACCTTAGCTTTTAGCTCTTCAGGCAGTAATTGGGTCTCAACCACTGTCTTTTGGGCTTCGGCTTGGTCACGCTGTGCTCTAGCTTGTAGAGAAGCAGTAGTTGCTTGAGACTGTTCCATCTGCATCTGTTGAGCCATCTGCTGCATCTGCTGTTGTTCAGGGTTTGGTTGACTCATTTGGTCTAAAGTAGCTATTAATTCAGCACGATTAGACAAACTAGAGTTACCAATAATGCCTTTGAGAAGAACAGGTAGTACAGGAGTGTCAGGACCAAGGGTCTGTAACAAACCAATCAACTGTTGCTGTTCGTATTCACGAGCCATCATGCCTAAGTTACCTGTAGGAATGAACTTCATGTCTACAGAAGGATAACGCTCAGGGTCAAACTGCATATAACGGAAAGCAGCTTTCTTAATCAATGGGATTAGGAAGTCTTCTTGGAAGTTAGTCAATGTACGCTTGTACTTCTTGATGATTCCAGCCATCGCCATTGACATACCTTGACCAGTGCTGTCACGAGAAGCTGCAGACACCATGCCTTGACTGTCTAAAGTACCTGTTGCTTGTAACAACATTCTTTCAAACTCTCTAGCGGTTGCTGCATTCTCAGGACTCTGAGTACCGAACTTGAATGGGAATAGAATCTCACCAGGGTTGCCGTTGGTAAGAATAGCTTTACCAGGTTTAACTTCAAACTTAGCACCACGAGGTAGGCGAGTAGCGTCCATAGCAATCATAGGAGCTGTGGTCAATGCCAAGCTGTCTAGGTGACTGCGTAACTGTGCATCAATAGCTTTTTGCATATTGTATGCTTTTTCTACTGTTCCACGACCCCAGAAACGATTAGGTACTGTATCATCTTGGTAAGCAATAACAGGACGGTCTTTCATCATGTAAGGATTGGCTTCTGCTTTGAGCAGTAAACCATCGTTAGCAATGACGATTATAGCCTCTACAAGGTCGCTGTAGGTGTCTGCAGTGCTTGACTCAGGGAATAGGTCAACCATCTCAGCTCCGTCGTTCTCAAGCTGTTCTAGGTACTCTCTAGGCACTAAACCGTAATAGGTTAGAAGTTTAACCTTCTCATCTTGATACTGTGTCAATTCTTGAGTTGGTTCTAAGTCATCATCAACACCGTACGGACCTACATCCACCTTGCGGTAGATACCTTTTTCCATGCCTTCCACAACTTTGTGAATAGACACAAACTTCTCAACTGCAACACCCATCGCATCTTCAATAGAAGTAGCGTTCGGGTCAATCAAGAAGTTCTTAGGGTTAACAGGCATTACCTTAACACAGAAGTATTCTTTCTCAGATACACCATACGCAGCTTGCGTAGAGTTAGGGATTGCTTGAGTAGACGGTGTGTATTCTATTTCTGTCTTAACAACAATCTCACCAACACCTGTACCATAGATTTCAGCCATTAGCTCAATCTGGTCAATAGACTTACGAATCTTGTGTCTTTCTAAGTCTTCACGAAGCATGACACGAATCATCTCAACATCCATTGGGTTGCCGTTCATGTCTTGTACATCGTCTTTGATGTCAAAGAACTCACCGTTACCAAAGATGGCTTCCATGATTTCAGCGTGACGAGTCTCTACTGCTTGTTGCGTTGCAGGAGAAATTAG